ATGTTGATTCTATGACCCAAGCTGTGTTAAGATATCGACAAGGCGGATTTGTACAAACATATTCAGATGATTGGGATGAACCGAACTTTAAAATTGAAAAGGATTATAAATATTATTAGGAGAACCTATGGCACTTAAAGGCAACCAAAAAAAGTTAGACAAAAATAATAACAACAGAATTGATGCTCAAGATTTTAAAATCTTAAAAGCAGAAAAAGCAAAAGGAAGAGGTCAAGGTTTACAAGATGAAAAGATGAAACCAGGTAAAGTAAAACCTGTTAAAGCTGTTTTAGGTTTAGCTGCTATGGGACTCATGGGTGCAAAATATTTAAAGAAAAAAAATAAAGCCATGGCAATGCCAGGAATTGGTGCCTCAGCCATGATTGCAAAAAAACAAAAAGAAATGCTTGGTAAAAAAAGAGGTGGAATGTCTTTTTCAGATAAAATGAAAATGGTTAAAGAAGGTAAAATAAATAAAAAAACTGGTAAACCAACTTCTTTAAAAGCACTTAGAGAAATGAAAGGCTTTAAACCTGGAGAGACTCCATCGCAATTTAATCAAAGAATGGATTTAAGGAAGGCAGCTACAAAAGCTGCTAAATCAACAAGAGTTGGTAAAATGTTATTGCCTGTAGTTGGAGCAGCAATTGCTGCAAAAACATATTTAAATTCTAAAATGAAAAAGAATAAAGATGGCACACCTAAGAAAAAAATGGGTGGTGGCATGATGAAAAAACCCATGGGTTACAAAACAGGTAGATCTATCTCAACAAGAGGTGGTGGAGTTGATTCTTCAATAATTGGAAAAATAAGAGACGCAGGTCCTTTCAAACCTATACCGTTAGGAAAATCTAGATTAACTGATGAGGATCGAAAAAAAATTAGAGAGTTGATGCAAAAAAGAAGTTCAAGAAAAAAAGCTTTAGATACTGCTAAGAGAGTTGCAAGTACTGTAGCTTCTGTAGCTTCACCGCTGACAGCTGCAGCATCTGCAGGGTCCAAATTTGCAAAAAGATTAAAAAACAAAGGTAGCGATACTGATAAAGCAAAATCAATGGTTGGTACATCAGGATCAAAAAACAGACCTATAAAAAAAGATCACAGTTCTAGAAACCCAAATCCAAAAACACCTAAGATGATGGGTGGTGGAATGATGATGCAAAGACCTATGGGTTATAAAGCAGGTAAATCTGTCAAAGCAAAATGCAAACTAGGTAGAAACAAACCTACAAAAATGTACTAGGAGGGACAATGTCCCTAAAGGCATTACTTAGAGCTGGTAAAGAATTATTGAAGGCGAAGAAGCCTTCAGCAACACCGGCCACCGGACAACAACAACAACAAATCACTTACACTCCAAAGCCTTCACAGGAACAAGGACAAGAGTTAGCTTTAAGAGAACTTAGAAACCCACCAGTAGTTTTGAAAAAAACTAAACCATTACAAATGGGTGATGACACTGCACCTGCTTTTGGTTCATCTACTTATGATTGGGTAATGAGAAAAGGAAGAGGAACTTATACAGCCGATGAATGGATTGATCATCTAACGTCTACAAGAAAAGTAAACTTTAAAATATTTGGTAAGCCTGCACAGAAAACTGTAAGAGATCAAAAAAGATTCAAATATGATTCAGGACCCTTTGCCGGTAAAGAAGTTAATGTATCTAAAGAAGAATTATTCGATTCTAATTTAGCAGTATTCAATGAAGCAGGAGACCTAACAGGTGGCCTGTTGTATGCAGCGAAGAAATTTGGTTTAAAGCTTGATGCTAATGAGATAGGGGCAATGATTAAACTTAACCCTATTAATAGATTAAAACCAATTGAACTTGGTGTTAACAAAGGTGCTCAAGAAGCATTTGATGTGTCTGTAAAAAATGCAAGAAAAACTTTAGCAGATTTAAAAGCTAAATATAAATTCGATCAAGATAATGAAATTTTTACAAAATTAGACGATATTGATTATAATATTAATTTTGAAGGTATTCTTAGTACGGCTCAACTACGACAACTAAATACTCTCATAAAAGATCCAGCAATACCAATAGAAGCTAGAAAATCATTAAACAAAGTTATTGGTGATATCAATAATAAAATTGGACCATTACAAACTACAAAAACAAAATATGGAACCGAAACTAATTACACATTACAGGGTGGTAAAGATTACAGAGAAACTATTTTTACTTTACCAGAAGACATAGCGACTAATGCATCCCCAAGAAATCAGGGTGGTCATTTCACTGATATAATTGGTGATACAAATAATATATATCATATAAGATTTGATACGAGGTTTACTCCTGATGGCAAAAAAGTATTTATGATTAATGAAATACAATCAGATGTAAACCAAAGTATAGCTAAGAGTTTGACCAAAGCACAACAGTTAGGTGGAGAACGTAGATTAAATCCTTTCAATGCAGATGTAGAATTAAATTTATTAGTAGGTCAACGTGGGAAAATGTTGAAGGACATAGATGAAGCGATTGCTAATCAAGAATTTGGTAAAGCAAACGCGATAAGTGCTTCTGTGAAAGATATAAACAATAAACTTAGAAGACTTACTACAAGCAGAGATTACAGTAGTAGTAATGTTCAGAAAGATTATTTTCCAATGGTTGAGGCAGATTCTTATGGAGATCACGCTGTAAAATATTTGGTGCAGAAAGCAGCAAGAGAAAACGTTGATTATGTAGCCGTTGCTCCTTTTGACAAAGTAAGTTTTAGACAAGGATACAAAGCTGGTAATGAAAGGTTTTATGGTTATGCAAATGGTAAAGGAATTGGTAAAAAAGGAAAAGCAGTTCTACCTGATGTCATGAGTAGAAATGCAAGATTGTTTGGTTCAAAAGCAGGTCCCACAAAGATATCATTATCCGATCCAAAGAAACCATATAAAATTGTTGGTAGAGATACTTTTAAATATCCAAAAGATCATCCATTAAAAGGCAAAGAAATAAAAAGCACATATCACAGTAGCACTAATATGAATCCTGAAAAGGGATCAAAAAATATACCCGAAGGAGATCCAAGGTTGTATTTTGATGCTTATGCTATTAAAGTGGTTCCGCTGATGAGAAATACACAAAAAACATATAAGTCTCGAGGTGGACTTGTGGTAGATATGTTTAAACCAATAAGGTACAATTAATTATGGCTGTAGAAAAAGTAACAGAAGAAATCAAAGAAGAAGAGATTGAAGAGCAACCTGACGGTTTACCAGTAGATGTGCAAGTCGAAGGAGAAGAAGAGGTTGTTGAAGAAAGACCTCAAGATAACTTTAATGCAAATTTGGCTGAAGGTATGGACGAGCGTACTCTTAAAGATATGGGTAGCGAGCTTATCCAAGAATACAAAAAAGATAAGACTTCTAGAAAAGAATGGGAAGATGCGTACATTAAAGGTTTAGATTTATTAGGTACTAAGTATCAAGAAGTAACTAAACCATTCAAAGGAGCATCTGGTGTAACCCATCCGTTGTTAGCTGAATCTGTTACGCAATTCCAAGCACAAGCCTACAAAGAATTAGTTCCATCTGACGGACCAGTTCGAACCCAAGTTATAGGTGCAGTGACACCGGCCACCGAACAACAAGCAGATAGAGTAAAAGATTATATGAATTACCTTCTTATGGAGGAGATGGAAGATTACACAACTGACATGGATCAAATGTTATTTTATCTTCCATTATCAGGATCTACTTTTAAAAAAATTTACTACGATGCAATGTTAGATAGACCTGTATCAAAATTTATTCCAGCAGAAGATTTAGTAGTCCCTTACTATGCATCAGATTTGAAAGATTGTGAAAGAATTACTCATGTAATTAAAATGACAGCTAATGAACTTACAAAAAAAATGGCTGCAGGAACTTACCGAGATATTGATTTAATAGATTCTAATAGTGAACCAGATAGTGTTCAAAAAAAATTAAATGAATTGGAAGGTGTTAAAGGCACTGGATCAGATCTTTTACATACAGTTTTAGAAATGCATGTTGATTTAAATTTAGATGACTTTGAAGATTTTGATGACAAAGCAAAAAAAATTAAAATACCTTACATTGTTACTGTAGATGAGGGTTCTGGAGAAGTTTTATCTATTTACAGAAATTATAAACCTGAAGATCCTACTTACCAAAGAGTAGAATACTTTGTTCATTTTAAATTTTTACCAGGATTAGGTTTCTATGGTTTTGGTTTGACACATATGATTGGTGGCTTATCTCAAGCAGCAACTCAATCACTAAGACAATTGATTGATGCAGGAACTTTAAAAAATTTACCAGCGGGATTTAAATCTAGAGGTATAAGAGTTAGAGATGATGACCAACCCATTCAGCCTGGAGAGTTTAGAGATGTAGATGCACCTGGCGGAAACATTAGAGATCAGTTTTTTAATTTACCTTTTACAGAACCATCACCAACTTTATACAACTTGATGGGGTTTGTTGTTCAAGCAGGACAAAAATTTGCTGCTATCACAGATAG